CCTCTGCGCTAATTTCTGTCGGGTTTTGAGTTTTTGGAGGTTCCGATGGGATCACGCGGTCCAGCACCCAAGCCCACCAGCGAGCGATCAAAGGCCGGACGCAACACCATGTACCGAAAGAAGCCGACGCCCGCGCCGGCCGGCGACATCGCCCCGCCGTCCTCGGTCGCCAAGATCCCAGCGGCCGTCGGCTTCTGGGGGCGGACCGCGCCGATTCTGATCGCCGACGGCCGGCTGACGCCGGACCGCGTCGACGCCTTCGCGATCCTGTGCCACCTCCACTCCGAGATCGAGCAGCTCGCCGCCACCGTCGCGACCGAGGGCTGGATCACTGCGACCGACAAGGGCCAGGCCGCCTCGCCGGTGGCAAAGCTCCTGCGTGACTCGCGTCGGGACTTCGTTCAACTGGCCCGCGACTTCGGACTGACCGCGGCCGCCGCGGCCCGGATCCCGCAGGAGCTGCCCAGTGGCGAAGAAGAAGGCGACGAAGAAGACGCGGTCCTCGCGAAGCTCTCGCTCCGGACCTGATGCGAAGAAGCGGCCCGAGTACGTCACGGGCTACCAGTGGGACGAGGCGGCGGCCACCGCGCCCGTCCAGTTCATCGAGACGCTCTGCCGTCATCCGAACGAGCACGGCGGCGAGCCGACGAGGATCAAGCTGATCGACTGGCAGAAGGACCAGGTCCTGCAGCCGCTCTTCGGCTGGCGGCGTGAGGACGGCCGGCTTCGCTACCGCCGGGCCGGGATCTTCGTGCCGAAGAAGAACCGGAAGAGCTCGCTCATGTCGCAGCTCGCCCAGTACATCATCACCTGCCACGCCCCAGCCCAGGACTGCTTCCTCGCGGCGAACGACCGCCTCCAGGCGCGGACGATGTACCGCATGATCCGGCAGTCGGTCGAGGCCTCGCCCAAGTTGTCGAAGATGCTCGAGGTCGTCGACTCGCGGAGCATCATCCGGAACCGAGCCACCGGGAAGGAGATCCGCTGCCTGTCGAGCGACTCGTGGCGAAACGAAGGACTGAACGGCTCGGTGATCCTGGACGAGATCCACTCGTTCCGAACGCCGGACCTGGTGAACGCCCTCATGTACGCGACGCGCGGCACGGCGAACGGCATCGTGATCTCGATCTCGACGGCCGGCGACAACCGGAACGGCATCGGCTACCAGTGGTGGAAGGACTGCGAGCTGGTGATGAAGGACCCGGCCACGAACCCGACCTTCTACGGCCTGATCTACGCGGCCTCGCCTGAGGACGACTTCTCCGACCCGAAGGTCTGGCGGAAGGCCAACCCGTCGATGGGCGTCGCGTTTCCCGAGGACGAGTTCGCCGCCGACTACCAGGACGCGACGACCGATCCGCGGAAGATGTCGAAGTTCCTCCGCTATTCGCTCAACGTCTGGCAGGAGGCCGACGCTCGCTGGTTCCAGGGCGACGCCTGGGCCCAATGCAACGCCGGCCCCGCCGAGCCGCTCGCCGGCCGGCCGTGCTGGGTCGGCGTCGACCTGGCGTCGAACCTCGACATGACCGCGGCCGCGTTCGTGTTCAAGGAGCGGGACGGATCCTACTCGGTCGAGTGGAAGTACTGGGTCCCACGCGAGACCGTGGCCGACCGCGTCCGCGAAGGGATCCCCTACGACACCTGGATCCGCGAAGGCTGGGTGACCGTGACCGACGGCCACCGGCTGGATCACGAGAGCGTCGCCCGCGATCTGATCGCCTACGGCGAGGCCCACGAGATCAAGGCGGTCGGCGTCGACCCGTGGCAGGCCGGGGCCCTGGAGACGCTGCTCCAGCGCGAGGGGATCACGGTCAAGGACATCCCGCAGCGGACGGCCTACCTCAACTCGAGCTGTAAGCTGCTCGAGGCCCTGGTCGTCGAGCGGCGGCTCCGGACCGGCGGCAACCCGGTCGCGACCTGGAACGCGAACAACGTCTGCGTCTACACAGACCCGACCGGCATGATTAAGCCGGACAAGGCGAAGAGCAACGAGAAGATCGACGGCATCGCGGCCCTGGTCAACGCCCTCGCCCTCGCGAGCACCGACGAGGACGACGTGGCCGGGAGCCTGGACGACTACCGGATCACGCTCATCTGACGGGCCCGCGAACTTCGCCGAAGCCGGCGAGCGTCTGACACTTGTCAGGCCCGGGGGATTCTCCGCCCCGGGCCCGCAGGACGCCCCCGATGGCCCGCAAGACGCCCGCCAAGAGTACGCCCCGCCGGCGGGCCACGCGCCGCACGACGCCCGAGAAGCGGGCCGTCGGCTCCGTCTGGACGCCGATCTCGTCGTCCGGCTTCGGCACGATCTCGCCGTCCGACATCGGCACGACCGAGGCAATCCGCGTCTCGTCGATCCTTGCCGTCGTCCGCTGGATCGCCCAGGCCGTCGCCGTCATGCCGGTCCAGGTCATGCGGACGCTCCCCGGCGGCCGCAAAGAGGACGCGGACTTGCCCTGTTCGTACACGCTAAGGAAAAGGCCGAACGGCTGGCAGTCGGCCTACGACTTCTACCAGCTCGTCGCCTACTGGACAGCCCTCCACGGGAACGCCTTCGCGCGTGTCATGCCCGGCCCTCGCGGCTTCTGCTCCGAGCTGCGTCCGATGCACCCCTCGCGGGTCAACGTCCTGCGGAACCGCGACTACTCGGTCTCGTACCAGTTCTGGGGAGACTCCGGATCGTGGGAGACGATCCGCGAGCCGGTGATCCACTGGCGATGGCTCTCGGACAACGGCCTGGTCGGCATGGCTCCCTCCGAGCTGTGCGGGACCTCGATCGCTCTGGCTCGCCAGCTCGACATCGCGGCGACCGCGTTCTGGGCGAACTCGGCCCGGCCCGACATGGTGATGGAGCTCCAGGAGAAGATCCCCGACGAGGCGATGACCGCCCTGCGGGCGCAGCTCCGGGAGATCTACGGCGGGGCTCGGAACCGCGGGTCGATCGCGGTCCTGCCGAAGAAGACGCAGCTCAAGCCGATCGAGTCGAACTCGATGGAGGCGAACCAGTACCAGGAGCTCCGCGACTCGATCCTCCCCGACATCGCCCGGGCCTGGGGCGTGCCGTCGACGCTGGTCGGCGATCACAAGATGGCCCGTTGGTCGAACGTCGAACAAGAGCACCTGTCGGCCCAGGTCTGGTGCCTCCTGCCGTGGGCCCGCCGCATGGAAGGCCCGCTCGACATGCTCCTCCAGCCGGTCTACGGCGAGGACGTTTACGCCCGCCTCGACAACCGCGGGATCCTCCGGGCCGACACCGCGAGCCGCGTCCAGCTCTACCAGGCCCTGTTCAATATGGGGGCGCTCAAGCCGCAGGAGCTCCGGGAGATGGAAGACCTCCCGCTCCTCGAGGACCCGGCGGCGGACGAGACCTACATGCAGCTCGGCTTCTCGACGCTGGGCAACGCGGCCGCGCCGGAAGGCGGGGCCGTTGTCGCCGACGGCGAGCCGCCGGCGGACCAGCCGGCCGAAGCGGACCGCGCCCCCGGGGCCGGCGTGCCCGAGGCCGGCGGCTTCCGCGAGGGCCAGTACGTCTACTGGTCCGGCGGCGAGGGCACGATCGAGCACCTGATGGTCGACGGCGTCCTCGGCGTCGAGGGCTCGCCGTTCGCGATCGCCGCCACCGAGGCGGACCCGGCCGCCAGCCTTCGCGTCTACGAGGACGGGGAGCCGACGGAGTTCACTGTCGGAAAACGAGTCGCCGAGCTGTCCGCCGATCCGATCGACGAGGAGCCCGAAGCATGACGCAGATCGAACGCCGCTACCTCCTGACGAACGACACGCCCGACGCGATCACGGTCGAGCGTCGCGACGCCGACGCCGAGGCCGTGCTCGCCGGCGTCTCGCCCCCGTGGGACTCGCTGTCGGTCGACCTCGGCGGCTTCCGCGAGAAGTTCGCCCCGACTGCCTTCGACGGCCTGGTCGACCGCAAGCCGAACGACCCGCGCGGGAAGATCGACGTTCCGTTCCTGTTCAATCACGACCCGAACCACGTCACCGGCCGGACCTCGAACGGCCGCCTCGAGCTCGCGAAGGACGCCCGCGGCCTGGCCTACCGGCACAAGCCGCTCCAGACCAGTATGGGCCGGGATCTGATCATGATGGTCGAGGACCGGACGATCACCGGCTCGTCGTTCGCGTTCACGGTCGCCGACGGCGGCGAGAACTGGACCGAGGACGAGCGCGGGAACGTGATCCGCACGGTCCATAAGGCGAGCGGCCTGTACGACATCTCGGCCGTCACGAGCCCGGCCTACCCGTCGAGCTCGATCGCCCCGCGATCCCTCGACGCCTGGCGGCAGGCCCGCGGCATGGTGGCCCACCGGGCCGAGCCCCGCGGCCTGACGATCTCGCTCGACTTCGACGGGACCTTCACCGCGGCCCCCGGCCTGTGGCGGAGTTTCATCGCCGACGCGACCGCTCGCGGCAACCGCGTCTGCTGCATCACGCGGCGACAAGACACCGAGGCCAACCGCGACGAGCTGCGGCTCGCGTTCGGCGACCTCTACGGCGAGCTCGCCGGCGTCCTCCTGTGCGGGCCGGACACGCAGAAGCGGTCGGCCGCCGAGGCCGCCGGCATCGCCGTCGACATTTGGATCGACGACTCGCCCGAGAAGATCCCGGCCGCGGCCCCCGAGCCGCGAGCGGTCAAGGTCTCGTCGCTCGCCGGCGCTCGCGCCGCTGCGGCGGCCGCCGTCGCGAGGATGCGGATCCATGCCGGCTAGCAAGTGCCCGCGCTGCGGCGGCCGCTGCCGCGTCGAGTCGAGCAAGCGGGCCGGGCCCGCCCAGGTCCAGTACGTCGAGTGCCAGTCCTGCCGGCAACGCCGCCGCCAGGTCGTCCCCGCCGAGGCCGTCTGGAGACGCAAATGACGACACCGATCACCGCCGCCCCGCTCGCCGCCTCGGTCGCGTTCCTGTCGCTCCAGGACAAGGTCACCGCCTACATCGCCACCGCGAAGGCCGCGGCCGCCGGCGGCCTGACGTGGGCCGAGTTCGGCGAGCTGCTCCTCGGCCTGTTGCGGCTCGCAGTGACGACGCTCGACTCGATCGAGTACATGAGCGGCGAAGAGAAGAAGGCGCTCGTCCTCGAGGCCGCCGCTGCCCTGTTCGACGCCCTGGCCGACAAGGCGGTCCCGCTCGCGGCCTGGCCCGTCTGGATCCTGGTACGGCCGGCTATCCGCTCGCTGGTCCTGGCGATCGCGTCCGGGGCGATGGAGCAAGTCCTACGACTCGTGAGGTACGGCTGACATGCTGACCGCTCTCCTCCTGGCCGCTGCCGCGGCCCTGGTCTTCGGTGGCGGCGACCTCCCGGCCCGAGCCGCCGAGGCGCTGGCGTGGATCCGCGAGCGAGTCACCGCTCGCCAGGCCGCCGCCGTCGTGCTCCTGGTGGCGGCCCTCGTCGTCCACCTGTCGAGCCGGCCCGCGGCCCCGGCCCCGACGCCGGCCCCCGGCGTCCCGCTCGACCTGCGGGGACTGTTCAAGGGCCCGACGGCCTCGGCCGACGCGGCCACGATCGGGGCCCTGTGCTCCGAGCTCGCCGACGAGATCGAGGCCGACGGCATGGGCGAGTCCCCATTCTTGAAGACCGGCGTCGCGTTCGACGAGCTGCGGCACCGCGCCCGCGAGCTGCGATGCCGGGGCGTGTCGATCGGCCAGCGCCAGCCCGCGGCCCGCGACGCGATCCGGTCCTACCTGGACGCGGCCGTCGGCACCGCCGGCGGTCCCGTGACGCCCGAGCAGCGGTCGGCCTGGGTCGCCGCGTTCCGCGACGTGGGGAGGGCGGCGACCGATGCGGCCCGCTAGCCTGCGACTGCTCGCCGTCTGCCTGTTGCTCGGCCTGGCCGTGGCGGCTTGGCTCAACGCGCGGGCCCCTGCCCCGGTCGGCGGCTTCGATCTCGACGACCACCTGACCGGCTACCGGCCCGACCCAGAAGGGACCCGGGCCTTCCTGGCCGAGCTCGGTCCGCGGGGCGTGTTCGCGAAGGCCGCCCCCGACGCGATGGCCCAGGCGAAGGAGGTAGACACGTTCCTGTGGCGGCAGATGGACAAGGCCCACCGGGCCCGATACGCCGGCCAGCCGTTCGTCGTCGGCCGCCAGGGCATCGGCGACTGTGTCTCGTGGGGCGCGATGCACGCGGTCTACTGCGCCGAGTCCGTATCCTGGGATCTCGGCGAACTGCCCGACGCCCCGCTGATGCCTTCGAGCGAGGCGCTGTACGGCGGGGCCCGCGTCGAGAGTCGCGGCAAGAGCGGCGACGGTGCCAGCCCGGTCGGCGGGTACAGCGACGGGGCGACAGGCTGGGGGGCCGCGAAGTTTGTCCGCGACTGGGGCGTCGTCTACCGCGAGCCCTTCCCGGATCTCGGCTACGACCTCACGACCTACTCGGCCGATCGGGCGAAGGCCTGGGGCGCGTACGGCTGCGGCGGCCAGGGCGACCGCGGCCGGCTCGACGCGGTGGCGAAGCGGCACCCGTGCCGGCACGTCGTCGCCGTGAAGACCTGGGCCGAGCTCGTGGCCGCGGTCACCTCGGGCTTCCCGGTGACGATCGCCAGCTCCCAGGGCTTCGCCTCGAGGACCGACGCCTCGGGCGTCCTCCCGGCGAGCGGGACCTGGATGCACCAGATG